CTTCAAATAATTCAGATTGATTGAGCACGTATGATCCGTCCGGTTTTTCTTCCATAAATTGGTAAGAGTAGCGGATACCCATTGAGCAACCTTTCAGGAAACCGCCTTCCACTTTGGATGCAATCTTTTTTGCATCATCGTCGTTTTCATCGAAAACAGCATCCGCCAGTAACTGACTGCCTTCAATACGCACGTTTTCCCAACGGCCGATAACATTATCTGTACTATTCCAGTGGTTGGATAGCATGACCGGGTTCGCTTTGAACCGGTCTAGGTTGATCCCTTCGTTTAGGACTTTGAAACCATAAGAGTTAACCTTATTCTCGTCGTTCAGTACAAATGTTTTAGCCATCTTTTTTACTTGCTCTTTCGTTTTGATGAAGCAAAACAACCAAACCACCGGCACCCCATAAATTAAGTACGCAAGGATTGCACAACTAATTCATTTCCGGTACGTTTCGAGGCATTTTTGACGCCATAAACAAGGGTATTATGGCACTTACAAAAGCACAGGCGAAGGAATACGCAAAGACATTGTACATCTCCGAAAACCTGCACCAGAAGGTTATAGCCGAGCGCGTGGGCGTTACGGAAAAGACACTCGGTCGGTGGATCAATGATGGAGGTTGGAAAAATCTTAAGCGCTCTCTGATCACGACCAAGCAAAACCAGATATCGTTACTGTACGATCAACTGGAACATCTCAACAATGAAATCGCAAACCGCGAAAGTAAAGTCGCGAACAGCAAGGAAGCGGATGTCATCATCAAGCTTACCGGAGCGATCGAGCGATTAGAGGTGGAGACTTCTGTCGGAGAGACTGTCGAAGTATCGAAAAAGCTCATCAACCTTATCCAGCAGGAAGACCTCGAACTCGCCAAGCGCGTCACCACGTACTGCGATCTTCTTATACAAACCATGATCAAATAGTATGGCAAGCATCACGGACAAAAAGTATTTAGAAGACTGGAACAGGTTCAGGGAAAATATCAGCAAGGCAACCCCGATAGACCTCGACGAGCGTCCGCAGGACAGAAAGAAGCGTATCGAACGGTTGGAGAAAGATGACGAAGCATGGTTTGCCTACTACTTCCCGAACTTCTACACCTCCGAGCCGGCACCGTTTCATAAGCGGTCTACCAAACTGGTCATGAACAACCCGGAGTATTATCTCGTACGCTCCTGGTCGCGCGAGCTTGCCAAGTCGGCAAGAACTATGATGGAGACCCTCAAGCTGATCCTTACCAAGAAAAAGAAAAACCTATTGATGGTTTCGGATTCAAAGGATAACGCCATGCGTTTATTGCTACCGTATAAGGTCAACTTAGAAAGTAACAATAGAATAATCAATGATTATGGCCATCAGCAGTCTTTAGGAAATTGGGAAGCGCATGAATTTAAAACAAAAGGAGGTGCATCATTCCGTGCATTAGGTGCCGGGCAGTCTCCCCGTGGTACCCGTAACGATGCTGTTCGTCCGGACATTATACTCATAGATGATATCGATACCGATCAGGACTGTAGAAACAAAGACATCATCAAGGAAAGAGTGGAATGGATCGAGTCAGCTCTCATCCCCACCCGTTCGATATCGGAGGCATTGCTATTGATCGCATGTGGTAACATCATCGCCAAATATTGCTGTATCACCGAAATGGCCAAGAAAGCCGATCGTCACGAGGTAATCAATATCCGCGACAAGGATGGTAAAAGCACGTGGCCCAATAAGAACACCGAGGAAATGATCGACCGCGTGCTTTCCACTATTGGCCATACAGCGCGGCAACGGGAGTATTACAATAACCCGATAGTAGAAGGTACCACCTTTAAATCGGTGAAATATGCCAGAGCTCCGCTATTGCGCACCTGCGAGATGGTTGTGATATACGCCGATCCGTCTACCTCCAATAAGGATAAGCAACAGGGTAAGTCGGCCGGGCAGCGATCTTATAAATCGGTACAAGTCGAAGGCTACAAAAACCACCAATACTTCACCTATTGGATCAGGCTACAACAGGTCGGCAATAAAACCTTCGTTAACTGGCTCTACGAAGCCTACGACTTTTGCAAGCGCCAAGGCGTTGACAGTCCGAATATCTGGGTAGAAAACAACTCCTTACAAGACCCGCATTACGAGCAGGTCATCATGCCACAGGTCAAGTTAAAAGCAGAGGCGGACTGCATTACACAGATACCCATCAGAAAGGACACACGCAATAAACCTGAGAAATTCGACCGTATCGATAGCACATTACAGCCCATCGATGAAAACGGCAATTTGCTGTTTGACGAAAAACTAAAAGGCACCGAAGATATGGAAACAATGGAAGCCCAAATGCTTAGCGTTTCACCGGACTGTAAAATTATGGATGGGCCAGACTGCCGTGAAGGTGCTGTATGGATTATACAGAATAGAAAGGTAGTCCGCTCAACCGCGTCACACAGGATGGGACTACGTCCATCACGCAAATATTAAATAATATCAATATGCCATTCCTAACAAAAGAAGAACTCAAAACCGCAATACGGATGAACAAAGTCAACCGTATAGCCGATGCCGATGATCTGATCATCCAACAGGCCATCAATACCGCCATAACCGAAGCAAAGTCACGGCTTACCGCTAACCATAAAAAAGCATGGATGGATGGACGGCTGCGCTACGATGTTGACGCCATTTTCAATGCGACTGGTGAAGACCGCAATCCGCTGATCCACGACATTACTAAAGTCATCGCTTTATGGTGGTTGATCATGCGCAGCAATGCCGGCGTAGATTACGATGTTATCGAAGCCCGGTATCAGTTTGGTGTCGACTACCTCAAAGATTTAGCGACCGGCGAAGCCAACGACGGCACACTGCCTCAGCTCCCCGAAGATGACCCAAACGATGACAGCGACAATAACGCAAAGCCGTTCCGCATGGGATCACGAAAAAAGTTTCACCACGAATAATTTGTATCAAACATGTCAACAAATAGCAGAATAGGAAATTCAAAACCCGCTTTTAAAACTGTCCTACCGTGGAAGCTCAAAAGCGTCAGCCAGACCCGGCAGGACATCCAATCTTGGCGCAGGGCATTGGCGATGTTTCAAAGCGTTGAGCAACCGACCAACTGGGTGCTCCAGCAGCTGTATAATAATATCCGTGTCGATGCCTTACTTACTTCGCAGATTGAGAACCGGAAAGATCAGACCTTCTCATCCGACTTCGTTATCAAGACGAAAGACGATAAAGAAGATGAAGAGGCAACCAAGGTACTGTCCAACAGTCCAGCGTTTCGCAAAATCATTGACGCGATCATCGATAGCCGTTTCTATGGTTACTCCATGGTAGAGCTTCAGATGATCAAAGAGGAACTCCAGATACTGGAACTTCCGCGTACCAACATCATTCCGCAGACCGGTATCTTTTACGATGACTACATCGAGCAGACAAAGAAAATCGAATACCGTGAACTCCGGGAGTATGGCACCTTTATACTGGAGTTCAATAACCTCGTGATGCACGAGCAGGATTTTGGGCTGTTAAACAAAATCGTACCGCACGTATTAATGAAACGCTTTGCGCAATCCTGTTGGTCGGAGCTCTGCGAAATCTATGGCATACCGCCCCGTTACATGAAGACCATGACCAATGATCCGGGGATGATGTCACGCGCTGAAAACATGATGCGCGATATGGGTGCTGCCGCGTGGTTTATCATCGATAAAGAGGAAGAACTGGAATTTGCACAGGGCGTAAGCACCAACGGCGATGTATACAAGCAGTTCATCAACCTTTGTAACAATGAGATTTCCTTACTTATATCCGGTGCTGTATACGGACAGGATACCGTAAACGGAAACCGTTCGAAGGACGAAGCCGCACAGGAAATACTTTGGCAAAAGGTATTGGCCGACCAACGCTTTATCGAGCAGGAAGTTAACACGAAAGTTTTGCCGGCATTGGCTCGCCACGGTTTAGTTAAGGAAGGCTCCATGATGAACTACTCGGAAGCGGAGGACATTAACAAGCTGTTTGACTTCGCTACCAAGCTGATGGTGCATAAAGACGTACCGAACGATTGGATCGAAGAAAAATTCGGCGTGCCGGTACTGGACAAGAAGACGGAGGATGTCCTAAAATCAGACCCGAACAAAGCGGTTCTTTGGGCGCAAGCACAAAAACTAAGCGCAGCCCTGCCTTCCAATTTTTTCGACTAAGCCCCTCAGATCAACACACTGATCTGGGAGGGCTTGACCCGGTGAATGCTTACTACGGATGTTGCCAAGATCATGCACAGCTATCTGCGGAAGTTCCTACGGGATTTGGCAGGTACGTTGAAAAGCTAGCTCGCGAAATGTGGGAGCGCAAAGCGATGGAACAAGGCTACGATCCTGTACTGATACAGACGTACGGAGATCGGTTGAGCGAAGCGGTGAAAAAAGGTTATGGAATCGACTATGTAGATGTTGATTTTGATTCGCCCGACTATCGCAAGCTGCGAAGCCTAGAAAAGAACATTTGGCAGTTTTCGTCAGCTAAGACATACTCACAGCTCAAAGAGATGTCCGACGCATTACGTCGGCCGGACGGAACGCTGCGCACGTTTGAAGAGTTCCGGATCCAGACTGCGCTGATCACCGGCAAACAACTACGGCATCTGAAGACCGAATACCAGACAGCGATAGCAGGCGCGCAGATGGCCAGTAAGTGGGAAGAGATTCAGCGGATGAAAGCAACCTATCCATTATTGGAGTTTATTGCGGTAGAAGATGATCATACCACTGCCTTGTGCCGGTCACTGGACGGCGTTATCCGTCCGGTAGATGATGCGTTTTGGATGCAGTTCTATCCACCAAACCATTACAATTGCCGAAGTACGGTTAAGCAGCTACGCAAAGGCAATATTACACCCGATGATGAAATCGCCCGGCCGGAGATACCCGAAATATTTAAGGTCAACTTAGGACAGCGCGGTCTGGCATTCCCGGAAGATCATGCCTATTTCGAAGGCACACCGCCGGAAGTTATGAAAGCTTCACGTCAGTTCTATCCATACAATATGCAGATGGATATACTGGATGTATCGGAAAGTACATTGGGGATTGTCCGGCAGCATTATATGGTTGACACCACAGCAAGTGACTATATGCGTAATTACGAGATAGCAGTGGAAAGAGCACGGCGCGAAAAAGTCATCGTCGACCTGTTGCCGACGCTCGGGCGTGAACAGGACAGAGCGCAGCGCCTCATTGTATTCCCAGATGCAAAACCGGGCAAGTCTCCTGATCTGCGGATGGACAAGGTATTGTGGGAAGAAGAGCGATCAACGAATTCGCGCAATCTTAATAATGTCAAGAATGCCATAGGCGCAGGTTATAAGCAAGCCAACCACGTCATCATATCCCTTAGCGAGCAGCTTGATGAACAGACGCTATACAGGATTGTCAACGGCCGGTGGATAGACCATAAGGATTTAAAGGAGATTGTTTTTAGGTTCAATGACCAGGAGTGGGTTTACAAAAGGCCATAAAAGCCAAAAGCACTAACTTTCATTAGTGCTTTTGGGGCATGGCCGCCAGCTTTCGCCA